AGTAGGACAAGAAACTCCTCCAGCCGCATGTATACCAACAACCGCACAAGATTTATCACCAACTTCGGCTACTATAGGATAGCCACATAAACCATCAAAATGCTCATACTTATATTCAAGCATTTCGTGCAAATCAACCTTACCAGTGCGCGGGTCCGTAGAAAAACCACGACCCTTGGGAACAATACGAATAGGATGATCTCTAAGAACGCCTGCCATCGCTTTAGGACAATCACCATCAATAAGATGACATGTCTTGCGCCTAAAACTACGCCCGATAGAAATGACAGAAACATCCCCTCCTAAATGTTCAACGCAATGAGGAAAAAGCTGCAATTGCTGAGCATCTGAAGGATCCTTATCCCAATCTCCAGACAAGGAAACATGGATAACAATATTTTCCATCTCACTTATAAGATGAGTATTTATGACGGCATAATTCCCTTCAATGCCAAACAAGAATGCTTTAAGAACTCTATCTTCCCTGATGCCCTTAGCAGTAGATAAGCCACAAATCTTCACAGACATGACGTTACACATAATCGCTTTAAATAACTCCAAAGGTTCTCCTTTATGCACGCCAAAATCTAAATTACAAGCAATAGTATTGCCATAAGGAAAATGTTTGGCCGGCACATCAACGGCACGTGTATTCTTCATGACCTCAAGAAAACCAGCTCCTTCCAGTTCATTAATGCGTTCATTTGCATCATCAGGATTAACAAAATCAGAGATGTATGCTTCAGACGATAGCTTAGTTCCACCTCCAATAGTTTTATACCAGGTAAACACAAGTCCTGACAAACCACACATAGCAAGAATTATAAAATCCCCTCTATTAGTGGAAATAGTCTGTCCGAAAGTATTCCACCCAATATAATACAACAACTGACGAACATAAATTGACTTGTCACTCTGTAACTTCTCTAGCCGCTGCTGGGTATATAATCTTGCAAGTACAAACCCAAAATTCTTCCACCGAAGAAAAGGACAAATGGCAACTATTATCCAAGTCAAAAAATGACCAAAAGGTGAGAAATAGACAAAGGCCAATAACAGAAGGACAAGCCACCTGGTTGGACTAAAAACTATCTCAATGCCTGCAGATTTAGTAGCACTCATAACAATGGCACATTCTGAGAGCCTTGCACAAACACCAGCCACTCTCTTTGAATGTACATGAACATCACTCAAGAAAGAAAGAGCACTATCAATATACAATGCAAAAGTGCCCGAAAGCAAACAGCAGGTGCTATAGCAGCACCCAAAATATTCGCTTGTGATTTAAAACACTCCTTGGACTCTTCTACAGGAATAGGATCTCCAAGATACTGTGCAAAATCATAATCGACATCGGAAAATTTCTCAACGAAACCTTGATAAGCAAGATCTATCAAATCTGATTCGTCAAGCTCATCCAAATCTACCAGCTCTAAAGGAGCAAACTCCTTCTTTTCTTCCAGTGAACGCAAAAAAGGTTCTACAAAACTGGAGGCATTGGCTTCTCGGAGAAAGTCCTGCTTCTTGATCCAAGCACGACAATAGTACAAAAACC